TGTTCCTCGCCGCTATCGCCGCCTGAGCTGCCTCATTCACCGGCGTCGTAAGCGTGCGGATCAACCCCTCAATCTCCGCCACCATCTGAGGGTCAGTCTGGATTCCGTCCGGGACATGCACGCGGATATCGACCTGCACGATGATAGACGACTTCTGCACCGCGTTGCGCGCCTGAGCCGAGATGGTCACAACTTAAACCCATCGTGGCGCCGGAAGTAAACGGGCTTGCCGTCCTCCCACTTTATGGTCGTCTCGCCGTAGAAGTGCGGACCCACCAGCGCCGCCAGTTGCGAGGCAGCGCGATAGACCGCATCCGCCACCGCCGGCATCGTCTCCGCCGCGTGCTCTTCTGTTCTCATTCGCTCAGTCGCCATCTTCTGACTCATAGTAACCCACCGCGCAACGGCAGTTCGGGTGAGCTGCGGGCACTTCATCACCGCTCTGGAAGTCTTCATCGATCGGGATGCGCCCCTGCTCCGCATTTGGGAGACAGATTTCCTCGCAAGCCGTGTCGTCAGGAATCCATTCTTTATATTTCATCCCCGCGCCCTTGGCCGCCTCATGTGAGCCCCTGGCCCGCGCATAGGCCGTCTCCGTCCGGCTGATCGTCAGCGCCCGCGCCGCGCCAAACTGCTCGCTCTCCATGATATTGTGCTGCAGTTGGCTTGTCGTCCACCCTTTGTCGATGGATTCGGTGACAAGATCCTTCAGCGCCCCGCGGGTCGTCTCCGTGATCGACCACTTCGCGTCCGGGTTGTCCACGATCTTGCCGTTCGGCAGAACTTTCTTTCCCACCAGCTCCGCCGCCCGCTTTGCCGCCATCTCGCGCGCCTGGGCCAACACCTGCGTCCATAGCGGATTAGGTGCACCTTCGATTGCCTCGGGGATGTGGATGCTCAGTAGGTACTCTTTGGCGGCGTCGACGGCCTCATCCTGCGTGATCGGAGCAATCTCTGGAATCAGGCTCGCCCAATCCATATTCACTTCGATGATGCGCTCGAGGTCTTCTTTGCGCTTGGCGTTGTCTGCCTTCGCAAGATCGTCGACGCCGGCGCCCGCGGCGATGGGAAGCGCAATCAGCAGACTGTCCGCAATGGCTTGAGCCTTGCGCGTGAGGAAAGCGGCTAGTACTGACTCCAAGCTCGCTCCGCCTTTACGAAAGGGGCGTCGGCTACTTTGCCAGCCCCCTTGTCCGCTCCGGATTTACCCTTCGAACCCTTCGAACCAGCGCTATCTCCCGCATCGTCACCGCCCGCACTAGCCGCACCGGCCGCTTGCGGCATCTCCGTCTGCCCAGCCAACACCGACAGCGGAATCGCGCCCGACGCCGTGTAGACCATCGCCACGTCGCCACCCTCAATTGGATCTTGGCCCGCACGCACGCGCTGTTCGTTGATCGTCTCGCGTCCCAACTTGAGATAGGCGGTGTCAATCGTTGCCTGGTCCGTCGCCGCAACCTCGCTATCCAGCGACCACACCATCTCAACGTTCGCATAGTCCGGTCCCCACCCCATGACGATGAGCCGGTCCATGAACGCTTTCCACCACACCATCTCGACCTGGATGCCCTGCTCTTCGATCTGCTCTTTCTCCTGCTCTGCGGATGCTCTCGATTGCGGTTCCTTCACAAACGGCTTCGGCAGCACGCGGAAGACGTGGCAAACGATCCGCGTCAGCCACTCGTCATAGTCGGACTTCAGCAGCTCGCCGGCACTTCCCTTCATCTCGAACGGCTTCATTCCGCCTGGGATAAACCGAATCTTCGACTTCAGGTTCATGTTGCCGCTCATCAGCGCGTCAAAGGATGCCTGCCACACCGCAATCTGTTCCGGACTCCAGGCTTCAGGAACGCCGAGCATGACGTCGGGAATCGTGCCTTTCTCCCAGAAGTTCGTCATGTAGAGCGTCTTCTTCACCATCTGCAGCGCTTCCTGCATGATCTGCTCGACCTCGGAGTATCCGCCGATGGGAAAGTCAGTCCGCGGGCGCGCCGGCAGATACAGCAGTTCATCCTCGGTGAAGTTGTTCATCGGCAGACCTTTGATGATCTGCTGATACCCGGGCTGCGGTGCGTCTGGAATCCGGCCCCAATCGTCGATAAGCGGCTTGATAGTTTGCCCGTCAATTGCCATGATGGCGTAGGGCTTGTTCCCGAGCTTGTTCTTCCACACGAAGGCGCTGGCGGCATCGATGGTGTAGCGATCGCGGAAGATCATCCGCATCCACATTGCGTAGGGAATCTTGCGGTCCGGCTTCTCGAAGAACTGCGTCAGCTCTTTGATGCGCGGGTCTTGCTCGGACTTCTTTCCACCCGCTTCCTTCAGCTGGAACTTCCACGGCAGCGCCACAACCTCATCGATGCGCGCCTCCATCACCGAGGCAATCACGCCAGATGCCGCCGCGAGAGCGCGAAGCATGCTGAACAACTGCAGCCGCTTCGGGTAGATATCGAGGTTCGTTCCGACCTGGTAGTCGTAGGCGCGGGGATAGTTGACGTTCGGAGGACCAAAGGGGTAGACCGGCTGGAATGGGCTGAAGAAGTTCCCATCCATGTCGACGTCTGAGATGAAGTCGGGAGGATTGTCGCGGTCTCCATCGCCTGGGCGGTTGTTGTCATGCCCTGCGAGGAGGTTGGCGGGCACGCGCTTTAGTCCGGTAGTACCTTCCAAGGTGCGGCCCCTGAAATTTCCCGGTTGACGAGCTCCGCGCGACGGGCCTGAGAGGCCAGAACCGGGCGATATTGGCGTGTTTGTGCCGCCTGATGGGCCTTTGGCGAAGAGCTCTTCCACGCTGGGCCGCTTGCCGTAGCCGGTGAAGGTTGGGTCTTTGGTCTCGTCATCCAGCATGGGTTCCTCCGAATAGCTTTTGCCGCATCTCTTTGCGTATCCGGTCCTCATGGCTTTGGATCAGCAAGTCCATCGTATCCTGCTCTCGAACGAAACTCGCATCCGCGTGCGCTGCTTCGATCATCGGGAGCGCAGCGCGGTAGTTTCCGGTTGCCATGATCTTTCGCGCTGCTGCGAGGTTCTTTCTCGCCGCGTTGAGAGTTTCAGCCTTGAACCCCATGGTTGCTCCGCTAGCCATTTGGCTTATCATCCACATGCTCGCGATAGTCGACCGCGCCTTGGATGCAGTTGGCAAGCGTGTAAGTATGGCCGGTATTCATGGCGTTCACTTCCTCGCAAAGGGCTTGCAAGGCAAATAATGCATCGTCGCGCTCTTGTTCGGCTTCCATGAGGCTCATTCTAACCCACGGCATCGCAGAGCATTACCAGTCGCTCTCGACGTCCAATTCCACCACCCGCTCCACCTTCACCTCTGGCCGCTTCTCCAGCAAGATCGCCACCGCCTTCGCTGCAAGCGCTTTGCCTTCCTCGCCCGTCGCAGGAATGTCCTTGCGGTCCCACTTCCGAGATCGACACTTGCCGCTCGTGCAGTGCGTGTACGTTACACCCGGCGTGGGTATCCATTCGTGTGAGCAGATGTCACAGTGATTGATGGTGCGCTGGAGTTGGCTCATGCCACGCTCTTTTCGCACGCCACGGCCAAGTTATACGCGGGAAGAAACTCGAAAGTATCAAACGTATCTGCATCCACCCGGTAAGAGTCGTTCTCACGTCCAGCCTTGATATTGAAAGCGCGAAGCCTCCCATTGCACATGCGCATCTCGCGAACCACTTTGCTCCCGGTCTTTCTAACCTTGTCGGCAGCCTTCAGATTGTCAAACTCTGTACGTGTCATCGTCTTGCCCTCTGTGATAATTATACACAAGAAGTGTACGATTGCAACACCTAAATGTGATTATCGTACACTTTATTTTACGATGCCCACGAAGGCTTGTTGCATCCCTCGTGCCACTCCTGGAACCCATCGCTCGTCACGCTGTCAGATTCCTTGATTGCGAGCTTGCACCCTGCACACAACCTTTGCGGCGTCATGGCGGCGATAGCGCGCTCGTAGGCCTTCACTGGTCCGGGCTTCGCCGGCGCGGGCGGTGGGGGCGCGGGGTGTACGCCGTCGGCCTTCGGAACCGGCTGCTGGGGCTCAGGCTGGACCTTGGCTGTCGTCTCGCCTTCGTTCTGGTAATGGCGAAGCAAGCCTGCCCATTCATCCCATCCTCCCGCTAACTCCGTGATTCCCCAGACCAAAGCGTCCATGCGATCAGGCGAATCCTTGTCAGTCTGCGGATTCCACTCCACCATCTGATCCTCGAGCTCCGCGAAGTTGCCGACGTGATGCACGCGGTGTTGCTCATAGAGCGCTGCGACCGGCTCCGCGCGTACTTCCTTGCCCTTGGTGGCGCGCACGCTCTTGTAGCTCACGTTCTGGTCCTGGTGGCGTAGCGTGGCCTCGATCATGTCGCCGCCGTTGTTCACCTCGCCTACCACGCGGTCAGCTTCGCGCTGGTGGTAGACCTTGACGGCCATCTTTGCCCAGCCGTCGGGAGTGTAGATGTTCGATGTGTCCTCGACCACGTAGAAGTGCGGCGGGTCGCGGCGGTCGATTCCCACCGTAATCATGCCGGTTTCGTCCGAATCCTCGTTGCTGGTGACGGCTGGGTCGATGGCTACGACGGTGCGAACGAGTACCGGCTGCTGCGCCAGTTTGATCCTCCCGGCTTCGATGTCCGACCGCTTGAACAGCGCGCCTGGGTTGTCATCGAGCACCTCAGCATTCAACTCCTGTCGGCCAAGCCGCGTGCCCTCGTACTTTGTGATGATCTTCGTGTAGAACGTCGGAGCGAGGTTGGCTTTATTGTCGTAGGTCGTGCCGCGGGTGACGGCGGTGGTCGGATCTTTCAGGAGTTCGCGGATGAGCTTTGTGGGCTTTGGCGTGGTGGTGGCGACAATCTGCGGATCATTCCCCAACCGAAGGCCGAGCATCGCCTGGTCCCAGCACTCTTGCTGGTAGCGCCACGCTGCGGGTTCATCTCCCCAGAGCTTGTCATGCTGCTTGCCTCGCAAACGCTCGGGCTCTTGCGCTGAAAACAAAAGAGATATCGACCCATCGGGCCATTCCAGTCGGCGCTTCGACACGCGGTAGACGGGGCGCTCAATCGGAGGACAGACAGCCAAGATGCCCGACTCACCCTCGATCATGACGTCGCGGAGGTCATCGGCAGTGGGAGCGATGAAGTTGACGCGCTGGTAGCCTTGGCGCTTCCACTCGCGTACCTTCTCAGCGCCCACTCGCGTGTTGTGGGTGGCAATCATGGACTCGCCAGCCAAGTACAGGCGTGACGGGCTGTCGACGGTGATGCAGCGGACCGGAACTGAAGGAACCGACTCAACCGCGACGATGTAACGCCGGTAGGCTCTCTCCGCTTGCGGCCCGCGTTTCGGCTGGTTTGCGATCTTTCGCTTGAGCCTGAAGATCGGCCTGTCGTCGTGCGCCGTGAATAGCACGCGGTACTTTGGGCCACAGTCGACGCCGCGGAGCATCGCTCTTCCTGTGCACATTGTGGCCTTGAACCCAAGCGAGATCGCCAGTTCTAAAACCCCGTAGGCGAGTTCGCTTTTCGTGTTGCAAAACTCCGAAGCTCCGGTCGCTTTGGAGCAATGACCGTCCGTGTCGAAGAGGCCCTGAAGCAGCGCGAGGCGCTGATCCTCTGAGGCCCGAAAGTAGGCCGGGGGAATCCGCTTGTGATTGATCAGCCCCAAGTCCCTGAGTTTTGTACAGAATGCTTTGCCACTGGGAATGAATTGCCCGGTTGTTGCACAGCGAACCATCCCGGCGCCGTCGGCGCACGCAATCGAATAAGTGTCTGCATTTCCAGACCTTCCATTCTCGCGTGGAGTCAGAATGAATCCTTCCAACTCAAACGCCGCCACCATCTCCGAATCTTCGGTGGTTATTTCGCCGCCGGCGGACGATCCATCTCCGAGCCAAAGCCCCAGGAGATACGGGTCAATCGGGAGATCAGCACTCGCAGTTTGGAGTGGCGAGGCACACGGTATGCAATGGTTCACCTCTTTTCCGTCGTAAAGCGTATCGGCAATCTCTCGCGTGGTGACAGTGCGCGGGAAGTGCTTCGGCTTGCACTGAGGCTTGCCAGAAGGAACTCCAGTTCTCCTGCGAATGGCTTTCCTGTACCGGCGATCCTGCGTGGTCCAAAGATGGTCCTCGTCCGCGATGATCGAAGATCCGTCAGAGAATCGCACACGGAAGCATGGACGGCCATCCTGAATGGGGTGAGCGGCCAAGACGGTAGTCTGCGCACCGGATTCGTCAAACACTATGTCGCCAGCGCGAAGGTTGCCCATATTCGTCCATCCGTCCGGCGTTGGGATTGGGGTGTCGAGCGCGAGAGCTTTCCCAAACCCTCTGCCCGCAAGGATCAGCCACGTAGCCCACGGCAGCCCGTTCTGCGCTAACGCCGGGGCCAGTTGGTTCGGTCGCGCCCAGGATGGCCAGTCGTAGAGCAACTGCTCAAGTTCAGCGTCCGACAGTTCCGCCAGGCGCTCGCGGATATCAGTTTGGCTTCGGAGCTGCTCGATCACCGATAAGCTTGTCAATCAAAACCTCACGATCGGTGTTGATCTGCAGGGGGTTCGCGGCGTCTCCCTTGATGGTGTTCACGTCGCTCTGTCCGAGTAGATTCTTGCCTAGCCAGATTAGCATCGTGGGGTTGGGCTTCTCGGTTTGCTGCCCATTTTTGTCAAGGCCCATGGCGAGTTCGTACTGCTTGCGGCGTAGGCTGGACCGGCATACCGCGTGCCCGTTGTTCAGCGCTTCCTGGTGGTGCTTCGTGATGGTGTGGTGGCTGCACCGGCACATCACGGCTATCTCGGTGAGCGTCAGACCATAGCTCGCCAGCAGTTCGATGTTGTCGTCGTTCAGCTCTATTGACTTCCTAGACATCGAGGACGGCCTTTCTTCCGGTGGCAGATTCCCAGCGGGTTACGATGACCGACATGGTTCCTTGCTTTGGCTGCTCTTTGTCCCACCTGCGATGACACGGAATACATAGCCAGCGAACATCTAGCGGTTTGGCGTAATCATAGTGCGCGGCCTCAATCTTCTTTCCTTCCGATCCGCACTGTTCACATTTTGCAGGACGCACCAAATGACCCTTGATAACGTGATACCGGAGTAGGGACTGGGCGCTTCGAGCTTTAGTCACAGCTACCGTGACGCGCTTTCTTCCTGTGGTTTGCGATTTTATCTTGCACGCCATAGAACAAAATATCTGGGAGAGTCGATCAAGGGGGCCAAACCTCACTCCACATCTCTCGCAGTCCCTGAAGGTTTGCGGCTTCCTATTCCCGCCAACTCGCTTTCGCTCTTCCACGGCTCACCATCCTCGCGCATTGGTATATTACCCGTCGCGTTATAGTATCGTAAGCATATCACATCGCAGTATGCCGGGCTGAGTTCCATCATAAAGCAGCGCCGATTCGTCTTCTCGCAGGCGATGAGGGTTGAGCCGGAACCGCCGAAGAGGTCGAGCACGATATCGTCTACATCGCCGTATTGCTCGAAGCACCACTCAGCCAGCGCAATCGGCTTCTGTGTAGGGTGGACACGCTTCTCGCCGCGCTCGCTGGCTTTGATGAGCCCGTTCCACTTGTGCTTGAAGATGCGCACTGCCGTCTTTTGATTCGTCCACGCGATCTCTGCATCCGCGAAGAAACTCTCCCCATTCTCTTTATCCCACACAATCCAGCACGAGGACGGGGGTAGGGAGTTGGCGTAGTAGTTTCCACCCCAGAAGATCATCACAGGAATCTTCAGCGCAGCACATAGTTCGTAGGATTTGATCGCGGTCTCGGTGGTGTCGTCACCGATGATCTCGGCGTAAGTGTTGGCCTTGATGATCATCGGCACAGCTTTCATGCCGCGAGAAACGGTACCGTCGGTACCGCGCCTCAGTGCTGGCCCAGGGGCTATCCCCTTGCCGCTATGGATGTTGCCTACCTGTCCAAATGGCTTATCGGCTCCGTCGGAGCCGCCAGACACGATGCTGACCCCATACGGAGGATCGGTAAACACCATATCCGCCTTCTGCCCATCCATCAGCCGCTCTACTGCGTCAATGTTCGTGCTGTCTCCACACATCAACCGATGCACGCCCAGCCGGTACACATCTCCCAGCTTCGTCTTCGGCTCATCCGGTACCGGAGGCACTTCGTCCTCATCCCCAATCAACTCACCCTTCCCCGCGAAGAACGACACCAGCTCGCTCGGCTCCCAGAACTGCTCAAGCGGCACACCCTCAGCCCGCAACCCCTTCAGAACCTCGATGTCCCAATTCAGCGATACCTCGCTCGACCGATTGTCCGCAATCGCCAGCGCCTTCGCCTTCGAGTCCTCCTCAAGGTCAAGATCCATCCGCTGCACCGCTACGACCTGGTTGCCTGTAGTCTGCACCACGATCACGTCGTCCATCCCCACCAGCATCGCGTTCTGGCGCGTCTTGTTGCCGGCAATCACCCGCCCATGCTTGTCCAGCAAGATGCTCCGCCCAGCCCCATAATCCCGCAAACTGTCTTGAATCATCTGGTTGCCGCGCTCTGACCCAGCATTGGCGTTTCTGCTGTCGGGCGTCAATTCGCTGAGCTTTTTTACGCTCAGGCTTGAGGGTTCGAGCGCCGTTTCTTCAACCTTCGTCTTGATAAGCTTGGATTTCATGGTGATCCTTGGATTGTACGGTGGCGGGAGAGGTGGTCTCCGTCCGAACTTTGGTACCGGCATGAGGGTAACACGTGGATGATGGATTTCACTCTTCCTGCGCATACGCTGCGCACCACTCAGCTTCCAGCCTCAGACGGTCGCGTGTGGCGCCGTACTGCCCGTTGCCCGCTTGCTCTTCCTCGATGTACCGCAAGAGGCTTGTGACGCGCCTCAGGCCATCAGCAATCGTTCCGTAGCCCACCAGGCGCAACGCGTGGAGCTGGCGTTTCGTGAGTTCCGGCGCTGGGATGCTTGGACCGCGGTCCGGAATCATCATCACCAACCCCTGCGCGTCGCGGCCGTCATTCAGAATCGGCCCTTTCGCGGGGCGAAGATCCACACCATGCCGGCTCACCGCGTCCGCCACGAACCGCAGCGATGCCATTGCTTCCAGCTTGATAAGGTCGATTGCGTTAGGCAGGGAAGAGAAGCCTCGCAGCTCTGCCGGGCTCGGGAAGAACTTGCACGTTTCGAGCGCGCGGCTGAACGCCTGGATGCACTGCGCTGGGCTCGCCGGCGTCATCACCGCGATGTACCCCTCCAGAATGATCGGCTTGCTGAGATCGCCTTTCAGTATCTCCGCGAGGGTTATCAAGGCTTCTGCTATCGATTGTCTGTGGGCCTTCTTCGGTGCCCATAACTTGCTGAAAAGCAGCGTAGTTTGCGTCGGACTTGGTGCGTTTGCCAGTTCCATTTGTTCCTCCAGTTTTAGGTTCGAATATGCCCTGATAAGAGCTTTCAGTTGAGTTATTCAGTGCATCGGTCGAACTGAGGCCCTTCGCTTCGTAGCCTTCCAGCTTTTTGAAAATCAACTCAATCGCGCGGGGCGTTGGCGAGCATCTTTTCTTTCGACGCATGTCCAGGTAAGCCTCCCAAGCATCCTTGTCCAGCCATACGGGAAGGGGAATAACAACGGCGATAGCCGGGTTCTTTGGTTCTTTGTTCTTTGTCTTTGTTCCTGTACTTGTTAGTGTTCCTGTTAATGTTAAGCGATCATTTGCGATAGGTTTGCTAGGTTCTTCGTCGCAAGTTGCGATAGTTTGCGATTCTTCCGTGGCAAATTTGCGATTTCCCCACCTCTTTTCATTCCCTGCCTTACCAGCCGCACTTCGCTTCTGTCGCAAATCCTCTTGCTCTTCAGGAGTGAGAATCTTACTCTCGAACTTATTTCGAGCACCCTTCCACTCCTCATAGGCGGTCTGATTGCGCAGCCGGCCTTCGCTGACCTCTTCGAATTTGCGGAGGATGCGGGCCTTGTATTTCTCCCAAAGCTCATCCCCCAGGCAAGAGTCTGCGGCCAGGTCTAGATCATCTGCCGAGACCGTACAGTCCTCCGTCTGCCAAGCTGAGGCTAGAAGGTAGAGATAGCCCATCTGAGCTGCAGGGTGCATGGCGCGTACATCGGGGGAGCCTCTAAACCGATCGATGTGGAATGGCATCCACTGTTGCCAACGTTCAGCCATTTGTACTCCCGTCAGCGAAATGAACACCTAATCGCTCGGCATGGCGACGCACTTCATCTGTCACTTTCTGAATATTTTCATCTATCGACGCCCATGGCTCCCATGCTGCGAAAACACAATCGCGAATGACTGATATCCAGAAAGGATCATATTGGTTGGACGGATCAGATAAGCCGAGACGCTGGCTGAATGCACCCATACCAAGCGACATAACATCCTCGCAAATCTTGCAGATAGGAGATCGGTAATCCCAATGCTTGTCGTGACACACGTCACACTCTGCCTCTTTGGGTGCGCGGAGCTCACTTCGGCCGAAGGTTTCCATCTCATGGCATCGTCGGCATAATACCTCAAGGTCCTCGGGTGATTCATGCCCTTTATTCTTGTAGGTTTTGTGGTGGACGTGAAGGTCCTGGTCGTAGGCTATTTCAGCAAGCCAGCGCGGAAGATCGCAGCGCTCACATTGATTGCCAGCATCAGCGATGGCTTGGGTGCGCGTTTCTTTCCATTCTGGAGACTGTAAATACTGTGCGTAAGCGGTTTTAGTCATATATTCCTTCCTGATAGTGAAGGCTGGCCAGGGAAGCTATCAGACTTCCCCGGCCACTGCACAGAGGATCAGTCTGTGTTTAGCCAAGATATCGCCGGGTGACGATGCCCAACTATCGCATAAGGTTTCCCGGAACGCAAGCGGTCAGTTTTGCACACGCCGCGCCTTCAAAATTCTCTGGCGATAGAGCACCGCTTCGCGATCGCTGTGCTTGATCCGGCACTTGAGGCAGCGGGCTTTGTATGCCGGCTCTAAAGGGTCTCCACATTCTCGACAGAGGCTGTTGGCCTTGCGGTAGGCTCTGAGGCGCTTGAGGGCTGCTGCGACGACCTGGCGGCGTTCTGCGGTGGTCTGTGGTGGCAACCACGGAGCATCGTCGTCTTCCATGGCTGGCAGCTCGGGGCCGGTGGGGGGTTGGATGCGGTAGCTCACGCGAAGTCCTCTGCGCATCATGGCGACGCGCTGGCGCTCATTGAGGCACGCCATGTAGCCTCCTGCCGAAAAGTCGAATACCACATAGGCAAGATCGAGCTCTACGATGTGCGCGAGAGCATCTAGCCCTGATTGACCACCTAATTTTCCAATCTTTGCAACCGTCATGCGGTGGGTTTTGTTGACTGCGATGTCTGCGAGTACCTGCGAGCACGTCATTCGATGATCCTCCCCACGCAGAGGCACACCGCACACCGACCTTTGCCATCGAAGGCTGGGCGAGCGCTTGAAGCTAGGCTGTCGAGTAAGACCTCAAATCTGCGGGAGCATTTGCATTCCCAATTCCAAGTATGCACACCCAAAATTGTAGGCATCACCCAAAATACCTCTCCCCTGAATGGCGTCTCAGGATGCGTAATTTCAAACTGCATTGCCCCATCGGGCGGGATGAACAGCTGCGAAGTCGTGCTCATAATCCTCCAGTTGCGCCCGAGGCTGGCCTGGCACTGGAGAGAAACCAGACTCAGCCATGAGGGCGTTCTTCTCCTGTGTACGCAGGACAAGCTGCTTTCGAGGGCAGGATTCCCACGCTATCCGAAGTTTGAGTATTGCGCAAGAGGAAAGTTTTGAGAGGGTGGTTTGGTGCCCCGGCCGCTCCTGGTGGAGGCCCACGATGAAGTAAGCGACAGGGGGCCGGGGCAAATTCATCATACCTGAAAATAGTTGAAAATAATGCTTGCGCCGTTTCTTGCAAAGATATACATTTACATCAATCAGAGGGAATGATCCTCAATCTAACGGCTCAGGAGGCCAGCATGACATCCACCAAAACTAATCAGAAAGCAACCTATACCGTAGTCGTCCGGGATCATAACTCGTGGGATGCTAAAACTGGTATCCACTGCCTGCTACGCGATTGCGGGCACAACCACAAAACTCTCGCAGCCGCCGCTAATTGCCATGCGAAACTAACCAAAGTTACTGGCCAATGGGGCAACGGAGGCACCACTAGCGCCCAGTGGTTTCATGCCGTAGTAGAGGATTCGAATGGCGAACGATTCGACTATTACGAACTTGAGCAGGCACTCGTAACCCGCTAACCAATCAAGCAACACGCTCTGTGGAGGAGCCCACCATGAAGAACAAAATCACCGCCCACCTTTCCGATTCAAGCGCGAAGTACCTCGTCGGCGCAACCATCCTCATCATCGCCGTTTGCGTTTTCTGGATTTCGTTTGGCGACGTGATCAACGGGACTGCGCACTTCGACTTCAGCGCTTTCCATCACCTCCGGCCCTAACGCGATGCGGCAGATTCGGCTTACTCCGAAGATTCCGCTCCGACCGTGGCAGGTGTACCAGTGCTCAAAGTGTGGCACGCCAATCGCCAGCCGAGACGGGAAACCCAAACGATGTATCCAGCCCGCATGCCAGAAGTGGGGCACCATGCAGGAGATGTAATGACAACCATCGGCCGCATGTTATTCGCTTCTCTCACAATTTCACTACTGTTGTGGTGCGGAATCATTATGATTTGGAGGGCGCTGTGAACAACACGAAACTATGCGCGGGCGGATGCGGGTATCAAACTACCGCAGAGATGTGCAGCTTATGTTTTGATTGGAACGCTCGCGCAGCCCATCTCCGCGACCTCGACGCCATGCAGATTCGTAGCATGGAGCGCCGTGGTGGAAACTCTGATGTGGTTCCTGCAACCGTCATTCTCATCGTGGTCGCGCTTATTGCGATCATCATTTGAATCGGTACAGCACGACGGGGGCTCAACGCACAAGCGCCATCCCCCCGACCCAATGCAACATGGAGACAGAATAATGCAGGAGTCTTTGATTTTGATATCGGTTTTCGCTCTCGCCGGAGCCGCGCAGATGACAGTCAGGTGCTGCGCCGACGCTCAGTTCCGCGGAGGCCGCGCGTGGTGGAAGAAGGCGAGCTACCGCGCTGCGCAGAGACATGAGTACGCCGAATACTGCAAGGCGATTGACGCATCCACATCATTCTCGAAGGAGGGTCTATGATGCTACTTCGCACGCTAGTCCACTACTACGTAGAGTTTGCGCACGGCAATCCTGGCGGATTCATTCTACTGCACATTATGGCGATGATGATGGTGGCCGTCGTCATTCACGAGTGGATTCTCGATGGCGTTCACGACTTCGACCCGGATACCAGTTTGCAGATACGCGACACGAGCGGCAACGTCACGCACTTACTTTGCACGCACCCGCATTGTCACAAGTGGGGAAGGACGGATGGACGTCATGGCTAAGAAAAAAGTGAAGCCGCCAGTGAAAGAAGTCTACGTGCGAAACGTGAGCTTCCGATGCACTGAGGCGGAGTGGCAGGAGTTGGAATCAACCGGCAGGAGAAACGCACGCAAGATTGGCACCGAGGCGCGGTTCCGCTGCTTCCCGCCAACCAAGGGGGCAAAGTGAGCGAATTCAAAACTATGCCAATCTGGGAGATTGAGATTGAGGCGATGTCGAGAGATTGTAAGGTTGTGATCGCTGAGCCTAATCAGCTGCAGTTCGATATCGAAGACGACGAATCGCGCACCCGTTTTGCAATTTTCTATCTCGATAAATTGTTTTATCGGTATGGCGATAAACTGCCGCGCCAGCATTGGAAATCTCGCAGCGGGAACGACCATTGGGTGATTACACTGCCCTATGCTTTATCTGTCGAAGAGAGAATCACTATGCAGGCGATAGGCGGAAGCGACCCCGGACGCGAATGGGCTGCGATGTGCTGTCACTGGGACGGATCGCATCACCCAATCCTTCTGTACAAGCCCAACCCCAAACTTCTCACTTCTGGAACCCATTCCTAGCGCACGACCAACCATCAAAGGAGCACCACCATGGCAACCCAACTAGCCACTACGCAACGTCCCTCCCTCGCATTTGAATTTGGCGGCAAGTACGGCGTCGAAGCGGCGAAGGTCTTCACGATCCTCAAAGAGACCGTCCTCAAGTCGAAAGACCCCATCACCGACGCCGAGGTTGCGGCCTTCATCATCGTGTGCAACCAGTACGACCTCAACCCGTTCACCAAAGAGATATACGGATTCATGTCGAAGGGCAAGATGCAGTATGTCCTTGGTGTGGATGGATGGATCACGCTGCTGAATCGCCAGCCGAACAATAACGGAATCGAGTTCACCGAGCACTTCGAAGGAGATGCGAAGTTCGCCATCTCCGTCACCTGCAAGATCCACCGCAAGGACCGTGCGCTTCCCACCGTCGTCACTGAGTACTTCTCAGAGTGCCGCCGCGATACGGACCCATGGAAGCAGTCGCCGATTCGGATGCTGCGTCACAAGGCGCTGATTCAGTGCGCACGCATCGCATTCGGCTTGGCTGGTGTGATGGACGAGGATGAAGCGGAGCGCATGGATGGGTTCAACGGCTACGCGGCCCCAGTAATCGAGGCCCAGGTCGAAGGCGACGAAGAGCTTGACGCGCTGATGCAAAAGCTCCAATTCAACTCCACGAAGCGCCAGATGTCGTACCGCGCATTCGGGAACCGGCGCGATGAGCATCTGTCCTACCTGCAATCTGAGATTGCGAAGATGAGCACTCCATTCATGTCTACGGCGAAGACGAAGGCCTCAGCAAAAGAGAAAGCCGGGAAGCCCGAACTGGTAGCAGAGAAGAAGCCGGAGCCGCAGGCCGAAGCCGCCGAAGTTGCTCAGCTATTCGCAACCGAGGCGAAGCCCGCAGACGGCCAATACTTCACCGCCGAAGATACTGCCCAGGAAGAGGCGCAACCGCAACCGCAGCAGCAGGAATCCAAGCCCGCAGCCGCAAAATCGAAGATGAACTGGTAAGGGAGTCGCAATGGCAGAACTTATCCAAATCCTCCCGCCGATGTCCCAAAGTGATTGGAAGACGGCGGGGTGTCCAGAATCCTACGTCGCCATCGCAATCGAGGGCAAAGGCGGGGGAGACTCCGTACCTTCCGAGCGCGGCCGCGACGTACACAACGTCCTCGCAAAGTACATCGGTTTTTGCAGTAGCAAGGGTATCCCGGCAGACTGGGAGGAATTCAACCGCCTCGCGTCTGCGTCGGGCCTTACGGCTGGCCGAATCCTTGACGGGATGCGCGACAGCTACATCGTCGACTACGACCATGTGTATGGCTCGGAAATCACGATGGGGCTCGATGAGGAATTCAACCCCGCGCATATTGCGTTCGAAGCGGGCCATCGCCGCTACACTCAGAACCTCGCACAGATTCCGAGCGTGGACTACACCGACAACGTGATTGCGTACATCGGGACGCTGGACAATCTGCTGCTGAGTGACGAAGGCGACCGCGCGAAGATCGAGGACTTCAAATCGACGCCAAAGATATTCGAGGCCGATGACGAAGTGGAGGGAGTCCAGGCGATCCTCTATGCGTTCATGGTATTCAAACACTTCCCCGCCGTGCAGCGCATCACGTTTCAATTTATCTTTGTGCGTTACACCAACTCCAGCCGATCCACCGTATTCAACCGGACGCAGATGCCCGAGATGCAAGCGGACATCGCCAGGGCGAGGGAACGGCAGCGCATCATCCACGCGAACCCGGAGGCGGCGCTGGCGTTGCCGTGTAAGCAGTGTGCATGGTGCCCGAAGGCGAAGGACCTCTCGTGTTCCATCGCCGATCAGAATGAATGGACGACGCTCACGCCTGAACAGCGGTTGATGTCGCTGGAGTTCTATCGCCGGATGAGCGAGATTCAT